TGATGTGGTACGTCAAATACAAAAGTAATTCTAACGTTGTCTCCAATATTCACTGCCTTGTGTGGAAGTTTATTATTAAACCAAAAGAGTGTCCCTGGTTCAACAATCACTGTTTCCTCACCAACAGTATACTCGTATTTTCCCTGAATGGAAAGATGATATCTATCTTTTGTAAGGTAGTAAGTTCCTTCGTCAATATGAGAACCTACAATCTCACCAACAGGAAGTGCTAGAAAACCACAACGACGAAGTTTCTTAAAATACTTTCCCAAGTAATTAAGAATCTCCGTGTGTTTTTCATATGCTGGAGTTTGAATACAAATTTCAGTATTACCAACATACTGATCTTCTGTTTCGACTCCACCCATTATAAGTTGTAGAACATCCACAGTTACAGTGTATTCTGTAGGGTCCAATTGTTCAGAGTCTTGAAGATTCTTTTGAGAACCCCAATCCTCTGGATATTGTTTGAGTTGTTCTAGTATCTTGGATACATCAACACCAGTTTGTATGATTCTGATGTTTTTCATACACCATAACTAAACTCACCTTTAGCAATTACATCAAGTTTTTGCATTACCTCTTCAGTAAAGTATTCTTCAGGATTTGCTAGGATTTGTTTTGCATAGATTTTTTTACCATCCATTTCATAACGTCCAGCAACGTTCTTCCACATTCCCCCAGTTTCACCAAGTTCAAGAAGACCATAGTACTTGTCCAATCCACGTTCATCATAATAAAGACGAACTTCTACTTGTTGATTTTCCTTACTTAAACGTGATTTAGCAGTCTTACATTTGATAATGTTACCAATCACTTCAGTTCCATCTTTTTCTTTTTTCTTTGAGAGATGAATAATTGTAGAAGCAGCATACTTAAGACCACTACCACCACCCATTTCCTTGGTAGGAACATAGGCACCGATTACATCGTAGGTATGATTCGTTACAATCATTGGAATGTTTGCTTGACCCAGTTTCAGAGTAAGCATTCTAAATGCACCCTTGATGAGTTGGGATTTGGTCATGTCCCGAACCTCTTTATCATTCAGAGCATCATTAATCTCCTTACTGGTAGAAAGCATTCCCAGAGAGTCTAGCACAAACATACAAGGATTGCGTTCTCCTTCAGGTTTCTTTAGGTAAAGATCAACTGCCTTCAGTGCCTTACCACGAAACTCTTCAACTGTAACAACATTGACCACCACGACTCTAGTTGTGTCGATGCCTCTGCTCTCCAGTAAGGATCTGGTGATTGCAGCTTCAGTATCAAAATACAGGCAGTATCCAGTAGGATTATTATCAAGAAAATTCTTGACCACAGCCAAACTGAAGAAAGTTTTTCCTGTAGAACTTTCACCTGCGATTGCAGTGATTTTGTTACCAGATACGCCACCAAAGATACTCCCAGATACAAGAGCATTAAATATGTACGAACCCGTGTCCACATAAGTTTCAGTTTCGTCAATGTCTGATGCCAGTTGTGTGTATTCTCCACCAATCTCTTTTACAATGTCTTTTAAGAAGTCCATCAAATTACCATCCCGTATTGTTCACGAAGTATTTTTTTATAAGGCAAACCTTGTTCTTTAAGTTCTCTAACCAATTTAAGTTTATGATAAAGGGCACCATCGCCACCAAATCCAAGTGCTTTCACAATTGTATCTAGTTCTTTGTCGTTAATAGGTAAATCCATCAAGAGAAAAATAGTTCAAGGTTTACAGTTTTTTCTACGTTCCACCCAATTGCATCTAGGATTGCTTTGAGTGGTTCTACAAAACTCTTTTCAAATTGTAGTTCATAATCAATGTATTTGTCAAGACCGAGTTCTGTAGGAAAGTCTTGAATAAAGGAGATAATATTCTCTTGAATAATATTTGGTTTTTTCAGATAGATAAACTTAATCTTCTCACCATTACCAATAAGTGAATATTTATTAGTCAAGTTCTTCTCCTTAATATAGTGATTAAAAAGAAGTGCTCCACGAACATGAATAGGAGTTCCCTTCATATAAATGTCGGAATGAGAACGGTACTTGCGAACATCAGAAGCAGTTCTTGGGAAAGCAATCTGTTCGGGGGGAAGTTGCTTAAACTTGGTGCGGCAATTATCAATATAATCAATAACTTCCTCTTCAGTTCCACTCATCATAATCTTCAGACCATCCTTAATCATCTGGCGGCAAGGTGCAGGAGTAGAAGATTTGACTGCCTCAATGCCCATCATTTTAAGTTTAGGTTGCTCATAACGAACACCTTCACTATCCCAGACATTCAGAATATAACGCTTCTTAGCAGTCCAGATACCACGGTCGGCAATATTCTCCCGCTTCATCTGCATCTTCTGGTCGTAGGCATTCACATAGTCCGCCAGTTCTTGGTAGCAACCTTCAATATGTTTTTCAAGTTCCACCTGAGCGACCTTATCAAGGAACGAGACAACGCTTTCAGTAGTTTTCTCTCTTCCCTTGTATACAGTTTCAACCAAAGGACCCATATTAAGATAAATGGAATCGGTATCAGAAGCAATAACATAATCAATATCTTCAGTTTTAAGAATTTTGTTTAAGTACTTGTTAATTTTTTCTTCAATCCAACGAATTGAAACTTGCCCAGAAAGAGTGATTGCCTCCGCATTTGCTAGTTTAAAATAACGGAAGTACTGATTACCAATAGCACCATAAGCACTATTAAGTTGAATCTTCCTTGCCATCTGGATGTTGTTACATCTTGCAATCTCCTTTTCAAGTGCTTTTGTCTTTTTCTTTTCATATTCCTGTTTTGCCGCAATCATTTTCTTCTTATAGATGGTGCGATCTTTATAGATCTTTTCCATCAGTTCTGGAAGAAATCCACGAACATCTTTACGAAACATTGCACCATTAGCACATACAGCATACTCCTTATAAGGTTCAAAATCAATTTCTCGATTCAAAATCTTATCCACAGTTACAGAGGGGTGTCTTTGTTCCATCAAAGTTTCTGGTGAAATATTGTATTGCATAATCAGGTGAGGATACAGTGAGTTAAGGTCAAAGTTCACTACCCAATCATACACACCAGGAATAGGTTCCTTTACATAAGCACCAGCATACTTGGAATCTTTATCAGTTCTTTCCTTTGGAGGAATTACAATATCCTGACTCTTAAGATAGTTGTAGATAATCGTATCCCACATACGAACCTGAAAAAATACATCTGCATAATTCACTTTGGCGTCATATGCCATCGTAAGTGCAAGTTCAATGAGTTTCATCTTGTCTTCCAATCGGTCAACAAGTTCCACGTCAACGATGTTGTATTCTACAAACTTCTGCCAACCTTTGGTATAAAAGTCTTTGAATGTATCAAACTCGGAGTGATCAAGTTTTTGTTGTTGCAATTCCACACTTGCGATATGGTCAAGGCGATAAGATTCCTGATTTGTATAAGTAAATTTCTTATACAACTCCAGATAATCCAGTTGAGTTACTCCACCAATATCATAAACAATCTGTTTACGACCAGCAATGAATACTTCAGATTCCGTTACAAGTCCCCAAGGAGACAAACGTTTCATTAACTTTTCACCCAAAATTCTATCCATACGACGAGCAATGTATGGCATATCATATAACTGATTATTCCACCCAGTCACAATCTCTGGTGTATTATTCATCCACCAGTGAATAAAGTCGTTGAGCATATCATATTCAGTAGAGAACTGACGATACTCAACATTCTTTTGATTATTCTGAAAAGGACCAACACCCCAGGTTGTGATTTTCTTTGTATTATAATCCTGAATTGTAACCAGAAGCATTTCCTCGGCAGCACTTGCCACATCAGGGAATCCATTTTCGGATGCAACCTCAATGTCAATGGTTACAAGTTTGATTTTAGAAATATCAAATTTGATTTGCTCTTCTGGATAGTTATCAGAGATATATTGATAGATGTATCTGTCGTTTCCGTAAATCTTGAAACTCTCAACACCATCATATTTTTTAATAAACTCACGACAATCACGTACAGAACCAGGTTGAATTGGTTCCACACATTCACCGTTCAGTGTCTTATATTTTGTTTGTTTTTTAGAAGGGACAAAAAGAGTCGGAGAAAACTTCTCGCGGACCATGAAACTGTTTCCATTTTCATAACCACGGACCAAGAAGTGATCCCCGACCATCTGAACGTTTGTATAAAATCTCATTAGGCAGTTAGTTCAAGATACTTTTCAATAATTTCAGGAGTTGGTTCTGCAATTGTAAGAATACTATCAGAATGAATCATCAATTCTGTTTGGTTAGTAACCTCTGGCCAACGTCGGAGGTCATCTTCACCAAAAAACTGATAAGGATTAATCAGTTTACAATCAGGTTCTCCAAGTTCAGAACCCACCTCAACAATTTCAGTAATCAATACTGTGTCAATCTTCAATAAGAGACACTTCACGTTCCTTTCCATTTACCTTTTCCTCGTACATTTCTTTGATAGTTTTGACTGGTTCAACAATAGTTACAATCCAGTCGGGGCGAACTGGAATCTCATCATCACTTGTGAAGAGAATCCAAGAGGAGAATGTAATACTCACAGAATCAGATTCTGTGGGTTGTTCTGTTAAGAAGACTGAATTGCTGACTTCAATCTTATGGGGGTTAGTAAAAAGATACCCACACACTTTTTCGTCAGAAATCAACTCCTTAATATCAGCAATTACTGATTCTCCAGATTTTAATAGAGCGATCTTTACAGACATTTTTAGGTTTCCTCTCAAGTCATTATAGCAAAAAAATGGGGGAGCGTCAACTGGTTTTTGCCAGTTGCTCCCCTGCGGCGACAATATTCAATTATATTTATTTAAGTTCATACACCTTTCTCTTCTGATGCTCTGGAATAACTCTATTTAATTTAATAGTGAGTAATCCATCCTCAAAAGAAACATCTTTAACTTCCACATCATCAGAAAGAGTCCAGGTACGTATGAATGCCCTCTTTGCTAATCCTTGATGTAGATACTCATCCTCAGAATTACGAACTTTCCCCGATTCTACAAAGAGTTTATTCC